GATGAATATCGCACACCATAGCGCCACGACCATGGGTTGGGCAATCCCCGGTCACTGGGAGGCCTAGTCCTCATCCACCGGTACGAACAGTTCTGGAGTACAACCTTTCAGACAGCGAGTAGCGCTGCTCTTATTAGCGCAGGAGAGGGATAGGTGCGCCAGATTCAGACCACTACGACCGTACGCGCGTTGCTTGCATGCTGTACTAAGCTTAGTGCAGCTATGATTCAGCATAGCGTGTGACAAAATGGCGCGCGCACTCTTGGACACAACGGGTTCGATCATCTCCATAGAGGGACGGTACAGAACGGGGATGGGCATCGCGTCAGTCTGGACTATCACGTCGGTGGGGTCGTCGTCCGCAGCGCGCTGGACGCGGGCAAGCTTCTCGCCAGTCAGTTCCTCCAGCTCAGTTCTGAATGACGTCGCGCCGGTGGTCAGTGGATGGTCAGCCAGGTCCTTCCCGTAGAATGTGAGCGCACGGTCACAGTTGATGCCTCCGCAAATGCGGTCCAGGCTCATGACTTTAGCGACCTTCCCTGATCTAGCCTTCTTGATGGTTGCCTTTATATCCGCGAATGCGTCTTGAGTCATTCGGTTACCGGCGCCAGATAGTGCCTTTGCCAGGGAGTCGCGACTGCGCAAGGCCATGAATCCGTCCTGGACTGTGCGCTGGATGGTATCTTGGATCCGCAGCAGGTTGCCGGCAAGGTTGCGGCCAGTAGCGCGAGCACTGCTAGACTCGTGACATTCATGAGCGATATAAGTCGGGGGACCGTGCCAGTTCAGCAAGACCTTGAAACAGCAGGCGCAGAGTATGTAGGCACCGTCTGTCAGCAATTCGGGGTCAGGTATGTCTGCAGCCCATGAGCCGTCGATGTAGGAGCCGGATAGGTGGCCACGGACTAATGAGTCACAGAACTGAGTCGCAATAGTTGGATGAATTGGTTTGGTCTCCATGGCGGTTACCGGTATGCTTTCTAAAAC